CAGCAGTTCGGTCGTCTTGCCGCTGCCTGCGGCTCCGATCAGACGGGCGATTTTCACGCGACCCCCACTTGTGAGGAAGTTAGACTGGGCAACTTTGCCCCCGAAACAGGTCGATTTCCCAAAAGTTCTCGCGGCAAAACACGTTTTCCCGTCAGTTTTCGCGGCACGTTTGTGCCTTGTTTCCTAGAGCGAAACGCACCTTGCCGGGAAAACGACGCGCCGCGAAGCCTCTCAGGCACGTTGCGATTTCCCATATACATAGGGCCGTTCATTCTCCCGGCGGCTCGGGCGTCGCGGAGGTCGTCAACGTCGCGGCCATATCCTCCAGCACCGCGAACTCCCTCCGAGACCACACCACGTACGATTTGCGGGCTCCTCCGAGGTGCCGGTATTCCGAATGCCGGAAGTCCTCCGCTGCCCCCATACGGGCCAGCAGACGCCTCTTGAGGGCAAGCCGCTCCCCGTTCTCGACTCGGTGCTGCCGCTCGATGTCTTCCCAAACCCGCCCCCACGCGAACCACAGAGTCCCGTCCTGCCGCCACGCGGCTCGCCCGGTCGGGTCAGGGACATCGTCCTCCGACGGCTGCGATGCCTGCGACAGCCGGTCGTAGAGCCATGAGGCCAGAAGCACGTACCGCAGGCTCGATGCTCCCGGCCACTCCTCCCCCGCGTTGTCGAGCAGTTTGGCTTTGACCCCGCGCGCCGTCCGCTTGGTCGCCCGGTCGCCAGCCGAGACGTTGTCGCGAACTTTGTAGCCGCCGTCCCAAATCTGCCGCCACCGCTTCGGGTCGTCGTCGAGCATCACCCGGCCGGTCGCGGCCAGCACCTGCGCCGCGACCTTCGCCGCCGAGCGGTACTGATCCACCGTCAGCGTGACGTTGCCGGTGCGGTCGGCAGTCATGGCCCGCCAGTGCGGAACGTGCAGCCGGTACTCGATAGGGTCGGAATGAACGATGGTGAGCCCCCACTCGCCCGGCCCCCACTCGGGTTCGCTGTCCGAATCCGGTGTCAGCGGTGCGAACGACAGGCCGACTTCGGTGAACACCCGCTGCCATCCGGTCGCCGCCAGCCCCGGCTGGCGGGCGGCGGGTGCCGCCGGTGCCACCGCTGTCTCGGCTGCGACGAGGGCTGCGTCGGCCGTGACGCCAGCCGCCCGGTTCTTGCGGACGAACCCGATGGCCGACCGGTAGATCGCCACGCACTCGGAATCGTCGAGCGGCGGCTTGCACTGGATCGCGTTGACCGCACGAATCTTGAGCAGCAGGTCTTGCTGCTCACGCTCGTTGTCGAGGTTCGGCCCGGCGCGGAACGCCTCCGCAACCGCGAACCGATGGAGTTCGTTGTTCCGGCCGACGCCGCCTTGGTCGCCGCTCATGACCGGGCGATGCAGCACCTCGCGGGCAGGCGAGCGGGAGATCGACCGCGTTTGCCCGGTGCCGTCGTCGTTCCAGAGCAGCGTGAGCAGCCGCTCGGGCAGCGGCTGAAGCTCAACGTCGTCGGGGCTCATACCGGGCACCCACTGGTACGTCACGCCCGTGTGGTGCGTACTCGGCGGAATCACAGACTGCGCCGCCTTGCCGCCGTTGCCGATCCGAACCTCGATGCCAAGCACCTTCCGCACCGCGACGGCGGGCAAGTCCTCCCGCCACCGGAACAATCGGTGCGGCCCGCGACCTGCTTGGTAGGTTGGCGTCCAGATTTCGCCGAGGCCGAGTTCGTTCCACGCCGCCTTCGCGTCTTCGCCGTCGAGTTCAACGTCGATGACTCCCGACTTCGGGCCGAGCAGCAGGCCGACGTTCGCCTGCCGGTCGTTGTCGAACCACGACAGAACCTCGTCTTCGTCGTTCGTGGCCGACAGGTGCCACGCCGGGCCGCCGCTAGGGTGCTTGCCCGGTGTGCCGCAGTCGCTGCCCTTGATGCAGGTGCAGACCTTCGGCTCGGCCACGCCGTACAGCGGCACGAGATGCCATCCGAGGCGGCAGTACGATGCCGCCAGTGCGCCAACTCCGTTCACGTTCCTACTCCTTGTTGGTGTTTTGAAATGCCCCCCGCCGCGTCTCCACGCGGCGGGGGGCGAAAATCGACGAGCCGTTCCGTGGCTACGCCGCGTCCTGCGGCACATCGATCTGCGTTGCGACCCGCGAGAGCGGCTCGGTGTAGAGCCGCCGCACGATGTCGCCTTCCTCCTTCGTGATCGAGCCGACGAACTTCGGCACGATCTGCGAGTAGGGCTGGCCGCCCGCGTTCTCGACCCGGTCGAGCGTGAGGCTGACGATGGCCCGGTAGTGAGGCACCGACAGCCGCTTCACGAACGGCGTCACGGTCTTGAGGCTCCCCGGCCCAGCCGTCACCAGCAGCGGCCACGCCTCGTCGGCGCGGAGGATCGCCATGAGGCGGCTCTCCTTGCACCGCTTGCCGCGACCGGACTTGCTCGTGCCGTACTGGTTGTACGGCAGCCTCGTCCAGTCATAGGTGCGGTCGCCCGTGCGGCACGACTCCAGCACCTCCGCGTCGAGGTCGCCGATGTCGTCGTTGACCCTCACCGCAGTCATAAGGTCATACGACACCAACACCGGCGACACCTTGCCCTGCGGCTCCTCCGAGCCCCACAGCGTGCCACGCACGCCGTAGTAGACGAGGATGCCGTCGATGGACTTGGCACTCTGCTCGTTGTTGCCAGAGTCCGTCCACGACCACACCTTGCCGCCGCCCGCAGGCGTCGAGACTCGCGGCAGGTCGGACGCGAGCAGCGTCTCCCCCGGCCCGAGGTTTGCCATCAGAGCCTCGCGAACGTCCGAGTCGGGACGCAGCGCGAGGAACTTGCTGTCCGTGCCGACCATCAACTCACCACTCGGTGCCATCGAAATCCCCTTTCTTGGAGAGGTTAGAAACCGTACCCGAACAATCAACTCAGCGTGCGATGCGACAGCCGCATCTCACGGAACTCGCGAACCAGACCGTCGAACGGCGTGCCGCTGGCGAGGGCGGTGTCGCCGTCGCTGCCAGCCCGCTGCTCGATCAGCCACGACTTGAGCGTGGTGGTGTTCACCGCGATCAGGTCATCCAGCCCAGCCGCCTCGGCCGCCTCGACCACCGCCTCGCGGTTCTCGGTCGGCACCGACACGGAGAAAAACTCCCGCACGTACCACGACTTGCCCGCCGCACGCACGCCGTCGAGGCCCGACGCGGCCAACTGCTCAACCGCCAACGCCTCGGCCTCCTTGAGCGCGCCGCCGACCTTGGACACCTCGTTCTCCAGCCGCTTCTTCTCGGCCTGCAACTCCGCGATGCGTTCCAGCATCGTGGAGAGTTGCATCGACTGCCCGTGCTGGGCGTCGATCTCGCCATCAAAAATCGAACTCATGCCACCGACTCCTTCCTCGGCGAAAGATTCCGCAGCACCGCGTCGATCACCGACCGCCGCTCCCGAAGTGCCGCGTAGACTTGCTCGTCCACCGTCCCCGGTGCGACGAGGTGGTAGTACCTCACGCACCGCGTCTGGCCGGGTCGCCGCAACCGGGCCAGAGATTGCTCGTAGTCGCCCAGCGAATAGCCGAGCGAGTAGTAGAAGGCGTAGGCCGCGCGGCTCAGGTCGATGCCCACGCCGCCCGATTGAATCTGCACGCCGAGGATCACAGCCTCGCCAGCCTGCCACCGCTCCAAGTCCTTGCGGTCGCCGCTCACCTCCGCGTACTCGCGGCCGAGCGAGCGTGCCGCCGCCTGCACATCATCGAGGTCGCTGCGGAACCGGCAGAACACCACGACCGGCTCGGTCACGGGCAGGTCATCGAGCCGATCCTCCAGCATCTGCCGCTTCGTCGGCGTGCCGTCGATCAGCACGGTGCCCTGTTCGTCGGTGCGAGCGTAGCCGCCGGTCGCCTGCTGGAGCCGCAGGAGTTTCGTGAGTGCGTTGCTCGCCGTCACGGTGCCAGCCTCGATCTCGGCGACCATCTCTCGCTCCATCGCTCGGTAGAACCGCATCGTCGCCGGGGACAGCGGCACCGGGATCGTGTCGTGAATGGCCTCGGGCAAGTCCAGCACTTCGTCGGCCGTGACTCGCCACGAGTGGGCGTCAAGTTTTGTTGCAAGTTCGCTTTGGTTCCGCCACTTCTTGACCTTGCTCGGAAACCGGGCATCGCACTCCGCGTACCGAGCCCTCATCCGCGTGAACGATGAGCCGAACACGGCCGGATCGAGAAAGCGAAACTGGCCGTACAGGTCGAGCGGCGAGTGCGGCATCGGCGTGCCGGTGAGACAGAGCCGCTTCGCGTGTTCCTGCTTCGCGGCAAGACGGGCCAGCCACCGAGACGCCTTGCCGGTCGGTGCCTTGATCCTGTGGCTCTCGTCCAGCACGATGGCCGACCACTGCGTGGACTCGATCACCTTCCCCAGTTCGCCACGCCACACGCTGTCGTAGTTGACGACCACGACCAGCGTGCGACCGCCCGCCGTCGCGAGTGCCTGCCGCAGCCGCTCGGCCCGCTGCGCCGACGTTCCGGTGTGGATCAGCACGACGCCGAGCATCTTGCTCACGGCCAGCAGCCCAAGGGCGAGCAGGGCCGTGAGTGTTTTCCCGCAGCCCATATCGAGGGCGAGCAGGGCCGCGTGCCTCGCCGCCGCCCACGCCGCCGCCTCGGTCTGGTGCCGCCACGGCGTGAAGTCGCCACGGGCCGCACCCGCCACGACCTTCTCCCACGCTGGAGCGACGGCCTGCGGACAGACGACCAGCACGTGCGGGCGAACCTTCATGCGTGCGAACGAGTCATGCCATGCCATGCTGCTGCTCCTCGCGGTCGGCATCTGTGATCTGATCCTCAGTCATCCGTTCGGCCCGCTGGCCGGGGTACGGCCGAATCGGCGAGCCCTCGGGAATCCCAAGCCGCACGAACGACTCGCTGGGCTTGCTGCCCCACAGGGACGGCAGCGGCGTATACCGCACGCTGCCGTCCTCGTAGGTGGTCGTGATCGTTCCCGACGAGTCGGCGTGCCGCTCGTAGGTAGACGAGATGACCTTCATGCCGCCGCCTCCTCGGTCACGAGGTCTTCGTGCAGAATCCTCGCCGCCATCTCGTCGGCCTTGGCCTGCATGAATCCGATGTACCGCACCATCTCGCGGTGATAGTCGCGGAGTGCATCGCAGCGGCGAACCCGCCACTCCTCGGTCAGCGGCTCGATCATGCCGCCGCCGTACTCACGCTCGACTCCTTGCACCGTCACTCCGTTGCGGACGACCTCCACCACCGTGCCCGCGAGGATCAACTCCAGCGGCGGGTGATCGTCGGCCACCCCGCCCCGGTACGCTCGATAGACCGTCTGTCCTGTCTGCATGATCGCGACCCCTTCCATGTGGTTGCCGTTCGTTTTGAAAAAGAGCCGGGGCGGGAGGAGAACGGAGGAACCTCCCGCCCCGGCGAGCCGCCTTGCGGCGTCTCTGGCGGCGGACTAGACCGCCATCACCAAGGCGAGCCGCTCGGCCTGAGCGACCCGGTTGTCGTGCATGGCGCGGACGATCCGCTCCATCTCGGTCGGGCGACCACGCCGCGTGGCGTCCCACTGCGTGTAGCCCTGCACCGCGTTGAACGCCTCCCATCCGCTCACGACGAAGTCGGAGCCGATGTTGCCGCGTCCGGTGCGGAGCCTCTCGCTCTGGAGGCGGCGGAAGATCGCCTCGGTGCGGTTGCGGTGAATCGTCACCGACCGCCCCTCGTCGTTCTTCGGCTCGCCGTAGATCGCGGTGAGGAACTCGGTCATCCGAACCTCGCGGCTCTGCATCTGCTGGGCGACGAGGGCGAGGTTGCCCCAGCCCGCCTCCAGCGAGGCGAACGTCTCGATCAGTTCGTCCATCTGGAGCCGCAGTCCGCTCGTGTGGCGGATCGCGACGTTCACCCCCTCGGCCTGCCGCATGATCATCATGTTGCGGCAGACATCGCGGTACATCCCGAGGCTGGCCTTAAACGCCTGCCCGCCGTATCCCGCGTCGATGATGATGCGGGGGAAGATGTTGTCGCTGGTGCCGTAGATCGCCACCCGCTTCTCCTTCGTCGGCTGGATCGTGACGTAGTGGCCGTTGTCGAAGTGCGTCTGCACATCGGCCACGCCGTCGAACGCGGTGCCAGCCGCCTCGACCAACGCGAGAACGTCGTCGGTCGTGTGCGCCGTGTAGCGGTCGCTGACCGAGCCGTAGCCGACCGCCGTGCCGGTGTCGCTGCGGAACAGCCCGTAGAAGGGCGTCCGCATCGAGTCGGGGCCGGTGAGCGGGAACTTGTCCACCGTGAAGTTGAAGGCCGAGCGAACCCGTTCGGCCACGTTGCAGGCAAGAGTCGTCGTCATGTCAGAGTCTCCGTAGTTGTCGAACCTAAACAATCAGTCCAGCGGCACGGGGAACACCCCCGTGCCGCAAGTCCATCAGCACTCGATCTCCTCGACCGCCAGCCCCTCCTGCTCGCGGATCACGCGGCAGAGGTTTTCGACCAGCGTGAGCGTGGCGTCCACGTTGGCGGGGTTGTCGCCCACCTTCGTCGTGAGCCGCGTCCGCATGTCGTCGCGGCCGAGGTAGTTGATCGCGTCCTTGATCTTCTTGAAGTCCATTTTGCTGGCAGGGGTCATCGTCGCGTCTCCGTTGTGGGGGGTGTTGGGAAGTCCGAACAATCGGCTACTCGAAGTAGACGATATAAAGGCGGCCGGGGTTGTTGCTGATGTAGCCCTCATCAAGCACCTCGACCGCGATGTTGTTGCAACCGACTTCGGCCTTGTAGCCAGCGGCGACGAGCTTCTTGATCTTGTTGATCTGCCGCGTCACCGCCGCCTTGTTCTCACTGTAGTTGCCAGCGCACCCGCAGCAGCAGCGACCGGCCTTGCCGCTGTATGACCGCTTGGCCCCAGTGAAGTCGAGCAGGGCGGCGTCAGTGATCGTCGCGGGAAGGTTGTTTACCGTTTTCATCGTCGTTTCTCCGTTTCGTCATTTGTCGCGGTGTCCGCCGCGTCATGCCCTCATTATACCTAACGTCCGAACCGCGTCAATAGGGTTAGGAAAAATATTTTTACCCCTGTTTTTCCCGGTGTTTTCAGGGGTTTCACCGGACGACCCCCAGCCCGGCGTCGGCCAGATCGAGGATCGCCCGGCCGACGGCCCGCAGCCGCCCCGGCGGGGCGGGGGCCGGGGCCGGGCCGGGCGGCGGCGTCACGGCCACGGGCATCGCCGTCTGCCGATGGGCCGCGTCGATGCTCGCGAGTTGGAATCGCGTCTCGATCACGAGGCTCGCGGCCACCGACATCGCGATGATGCCGCACGCGGTGCGGACGAGGTCGCGGATCATGCCACCACCTCCTGCTGCGTCGGCCACCAGTACGGAAGGTCGGCGGGCTCCTGCCATCCGAACTGGCCGTAGTGCTGAGCATCCTTGCGGAGCAGGTTGCTCCGGTGCGATGCGTGCAGCCGGTCGTAGCCGAGCCAGTTCGGCGATGACACCCAGCCTGCGCTGGCGTCGAGCAGTCGATCCTTCGCCGCAATGAACTGCGGCCAGAGCGAGTCAATGAATCCGCGTTGCCGCCACACGACGCACATGATCTCGGCGTACTCCGCGAGCGATTGCTCGTGGCCTCGCCACATCTTCACCGCCGGGTGGTTCCGCCAGCGCGATGCCCGGTTGCCGCGATGCTCGCCGACATCGACGCCGAGCGCGAGCAGAATCTGCTTGCACTCGACTCGCTGTTTGCCGAGCCGCTTGTTGTCGAGGCACCGGGCCGAGGCCCAGATGTTCGGGTAGGGCAAGAATGTCTGCATCACTTCGCTCCCTGCTTGGTGGATCGCTTCGCCTCGGCCTGCTTCGCCCGCTGCTCCCAGCGGCGGCGTAGCCACTCGTGGTATCGCTCCCGCTTCATCCTGCGGCAGTCGCCGTTCGCGGTCATGCGTCACCCTATCCTTGCGTATGAGTTGAGCCAATCGACCAGACCGACCTTCGTTTTCGGAACCTCCCTGACGTAGACCTGCTGGCTGTCGCTGAGCTTGAGTTGCCGCAGCCTCCGCATCGCCTTGTTGAACGTGGTGAACCACTCCTGCGTGATGCCGCTTGGCGTGTCCTCCTCGTGGTAACTGATCATGTAGAGCGTGGTGTTGCTCATGTCTTTGCCTCCATACTCTGGTGACGCTTGACCACATCGCGAGCCTCGGCCCGCGTGTTGCATTCCGCGACGAGCCACTGGTAGCCGGTCGCTTGATTTGCACCCCAGACCTCGTAGATGACTTGACAGAGTCGTCGGTCAAGAAGTTCGACGATGCGGTAGGTGACTTCGTGAGTCATGTCTGCTCCCCTCCGTTGATGTTGCGCCCCCGGCTGTCGAGAACGAACCACTCCTGCCCGGCGTAGCACCGCTCGGCGTAGGCGTTGGCACCGTCGTCGTCGAGTGCGATGAACCGCTCCAGCACATCGAAGCCTCCGTCCTCGCGGACAAACGCCACGCTGTATGAGTTGCCTTTCCACATCGTCCCGCCCTCCGTTGTTGTTGCTAGTCCCGAACAATCAGCCCTGCCGTCGAGCGGCGACGGCTCCGTAGTAGTTGACCTTGCGGCGGTACTTGCCGACCTTCGTCTTTGCCATCTTGAGCCGCCGCTCCCACGCCGCGAGGAGTTCCGCAGCCCGTGCGGCCCGGCGATCCACGACGCTCGGCTTCGGCTTCGCCGGTCGCTGCGGCTTCTCGCGGAGCCAATCGGCCAGCAGCGTCTCGCGGGACTCGCGGAACGCGAGCAACGCCCGCCAATCGACCGCACGCACTCGCGGCTCGTGGTTGAGCCTCGCCCGCTCCTCCCAGTTGCGGGCGACCGCGTAGCACCGGGCGTGTTCCAGTTCGTGGGCGAGGATCGCCACGAACAACTCCCACTCGTCGTGAACGTCTCGCCCGGCGGAACGCTCCTCCGCGTTGTGCGCCATGCTGGTCGGGTACTCGTCGGCCGCACGGTCTCGGCAGAGCAGCACCTGCACGAGCCGCTGACCGTGGCGGTACCATCCGCCCCAGCCGAGGCCGCTCTGGCTCTTGCGGTAGCCGACCTCGACGGTCAGCGTCCGCAGTACCTTGGCCTCCATGCCGAGGTGCTTTGCCGCCCAGCGGGCCGCACGCCGCACAACGTGCGCCGGGTAGCCGGGGTGCTTCGTGACGAGCTTCATCGCTGCACCGCCTTCCTGACGGCATCCATCACAAGTTCAACCGCCGACCCGCGACCCGTGTACGACGAGCCGAGGTAGCGAGAATCGCGGCCGACACCGTGGAACGCCTTCCATGGCTGGCCTCGCCCCGGCTCCTTCTCCAGCAGGCCGTAGATGTGGCCTCCGTCTTTGACCAGATAGCAGCAGGAGTTGCCGCTGCGATCTACCAGCCAAGCGTCACGCGAAGGGAGTTTCTCGACTGTCATCGTCCCGTCCTCCGTTGTAGTCCCGTCAGTCCCGACCCGTGCTGCGGAACGCCCGCAGCACGGGTATCCGAACAATCACCAGATGCGAACCGACTTGCCCTTGAGGAGGTCGGCATCGTTGGTGCCGAACGTGTGGCACCGGTTACCGCTGATCGCGTCCATCGCGGTCTGGAGCGTGTCGAGGATTGCAACCAGCCGAGGCAGCACATCCGTCTCGACGTTCACCATGTTCGACCGTGAGCCGTCGCCGTAAGGTGCGGCGATCTTTCGCAGGATCGCGGCCCGCAGCCCGATTAGGTCGCAGCCCGCGTCCTCGATTGCCTCGACCAGCGTGTCGCGTTGTTCGTTGAGTCGCATCGTCGTGTCTCCGTTGCCTTGAGTCGTGGAACCCCGCCGCACAGTGCGGCGGGGTTGAGGTAGCCGAACAATCAGCCGTTGCCGGCCAGCACGCCGACCAGCACGGTGAACGCAGGGACGTGATCTTGAGCGACCGGGGGGCGGTACTCGCCAGAGGCGGCAGGCTCTGCCCACTGAATGATGGCCCGACCGTTCATCGTCGGGAAACGCTCGCGGGTGTATCCGAGCGAACGCAGCACCTTGCCAGCCTTGACGCCAGATCGGCGAAAGAAGTCAGTCCGCTCCGTGTCGGCAGCGGTCATGCCGATCATCTGGAGTGCCTTGGCTTCCGCTGCTTGGTAAGTGGTCATCGTCGTTTCTCCGTTGTTGGCGTCTCGCGGTGTCCGCCGCGTTGACCCCTGCATTATACCTATCGGCCAAACTGCGGCAATAGGATTACCCAAAAAAAGTTTTGCCCTGTTTTTTCCGCGAAAAGCGGGGTTCTAGGGAGCCGGGGGCGGGGCGACCCCGGCCAAGAGAACCGGGGCGTCGGTCTCGATCCAGACCCGAGCCCCGCAGGAGAGCGGGCGGCAAGGGGCGTACACGACGCGGCTCGGCTCGGCCCCAGCATCGCCGAGGCGTCAACCCGCCTTAGATATATGGGCCTCATCCGGTCGCGACCGACCCAAAAAAGTCCACGTTGATCCGCGCGCCCAAAACTTCTCGCGGCAAAACAGGTTTTCGCGGCGATTTCCCCGGCCCGAAAACCAAACGGCCGCAAGGGGTTAGGACGCGTGCCGCGAAAACGGGACGCCGCGAAGCCATCTCGGGCCTGTTGCGATTCCCATATACATAGGGACGGTCAGGCTTTTCGCCGCTTCGCCTTCGCAGCGGCGATCCAATCAGGGTTGCCCGGCGTGTCGTTGATGTGCGGCTTGAGCGCGACGAGGTCGGTCGGCGACAGGGCGGCAAGCCGCCCGCCGATGAACCAGATGCCTCGCCCGGTCTTGCGTGCAGCACGCGAAATCGTCTTCGCACTGCACCCGAGCTTCTCCGCTGCCTGCCTTGTCGAGTAGTAGCCCACGCGATCATCTCCCATGCCGTTCTCCTTGCATCCTAGGTGGAGGGCAAACCGAGTCAATAGGCGTCTCAGTCGTCGATCCGCGATCTCGGCCTACCAGCCTTCGTGCGGTCGCGGTCGAGGTACTCGCGAATGTTGTCCTCGACCGACTTCTTGCTCACGGCCCACGCGCGGCCGCTCAACTTGAATCCTTGGAGGTCGCCACGCTGGATCATCTTGATCACCCAAACGTCAGTGCAGCCAAGGGCTTGCGCCGCGTCAGGCACAGAAATCCACTCGGGGGCCTTTTGCATTGTTTGCTCTCCCGTGCTATCTGGACTGAACAACGCCAGCCGCCCACGTTGGGCGGCTGGTCGAATGGCGGGGGTAGGATTCGCCCTCCGCAAGAGTTGCCGCGCAGGATGCGTGACCTAAGAAAAAGCCGAGGGGGCTTCACGATGAACCTGCAAGACTTGTTCGACCGGATGTATCGGCCGCTCCGATTACGCGGCCGGTCAGCCAATACAACCCGACTCTACGGATGCACGATCCGTGCGTTTGCGAAGTGGCTCGGCTACACGCCGACGACCGACGACCTGACTGACCTCACGCTTTCGCAGTACCTCGACCACCGGGCGGCGCATCGCAGCCCGTACACCGCCGAGAAAGAACGGAGCCAGTTGTGCAGCCTGTGGCGGTTCGCAGCGGATCGAGGGATCGTGACGACTCGACCGGAAGTTCCGCCTGCTCCGCTGCCTGACCGCGTGCCGCGAGCGTGGACACTCGGGGAACTCGGGGCGATCTACCGTGCCGCCGCCGCGACTCGCGGTGCGGTCGGCTCCGTTCCCGCCGGGGTCTGGTATTCCGCCCTCGTGTCGGTGCTGTGGGAGACTGCGGAACGAATCGGTGCTGTGATGGAGTGCCGACCCGACGACTTCGACGGGTCGCACCTGCACGTGCGGGCCGAGTACCGCAAGGGCGGAAAGCGCGACCGCGTCTACCGCCTCTCGTCACGCACGTGCGGGCTGGTCACGCAGGCACGCGGGGCGAACCGGCTGCTGGAGTGGCCCCGGTCGCACACGCTCCTGTGGGCGAAGTACGCCGACATCGTCGCTCGTGCTGGCCTCGGGCGTGGTCGGCACCTCTCGTTCCATGCCCTGCGGCGTTCGGCCGCGAGCCACTACGCCGCTCGCGGCGGCGATCCGGTGCAGTTGCTCGACCACTCAAGCCCACGCATCACGCATCGCTGGTACCTCGACCGCCGCATGACGGATCGCGGGCCTGCTCCGTGCGATGTGCTGCCGGGTCTAGAGGGCGAGCCGCCAGCCGCGTAACCGCCGCCTCGCCCTTCACGCGAGACAACTCCCGCAGCAGCCGCAGCACATCGGCCGCGAGCGTGCCGCTCGTGCCGGTGAACGCACCGGAGAATCGACGCGCCCGCATCTCGCACTCCAGCAAGTAGGCGTCGGGGAGCGGCTCGCTCACCGTTGCTGCTCCTCGCGGTACAGCACGAGCGACAGGAGGGCGTAGGATGCGAGGTCAACCAACGTATCCTCGACGCCCTCGTAGGTCAGCGTCCCCTTGGCGTTGAACGTGGCGAGCCGCGTGACCTTGTCGGAGAGCCGCACCATCGCGGCCCGCCACGGCTCGATACCGACGAACGCCGCGCCGTTGCGAATGTTCGCGAGCGGGTCGGTGCCGGTCGGGCATCCGTAGTCGTTGCTCTTGGAGCGGTGCATCTCCTTCAACGCATCGCACAGATCATAGAACGCCTGCGACGACGGGTGCGTCGTGCTGCCGAACCGCTCGATCACTTCGGCGGCAGTCGGGCCACGCGAGACGTGTTGCGTTTCCTCGGTATTTGCAACGAAGTACCGAGGATCTATCGTCGGCTGCGACGAGTCGTACCACTCGTCGCTCGGCCTCCCTGCTGCTTGCATCTCTCGCCGCTTCTCGATGGCCTTGCGGAGTTGTTCGTTGGCGGCCTCAAACGTCGTCGTCATTGTCGTCTCTCGGGGAGTCGTGGAAGGATGCTCGCAACTCCGTATGGTCTACACTCCACCGCAAGAGCATCCACCAGCCGCCCAGCGGGCGAGCCGACATCCCCTTCTCGACGGCCCAGCCGTCGGTCAAACACTCCTGCTTGTAGGCGGCACTCCGCACGAGGTGCATCGGCCGAATGCGTGGGATGCCGTTGGGCGACAGCCGTTGGCGGCTGGCCTCGATCAGCGTCCGCTGGTGAACGTGACCGGCATGGATGCAGTCGGCATCAACGTCCACGAGGTAGCGGGAGTAGTCGATAACTCCGCGTGTGACCGGGCCGCCGCCTCCATAACCGTGATGGTACCAGAGTCGATACAGAGCAGAACTCGTCTTGCCGACCTTGGCTCGGAACAGCACCCAGCCCGAGTAGCCCGCGTGCCTGCACTTGCTGCCGCGTGTTCGCAGTTGCTCGACGAGCCGCGTGGTGAGGCACGTTTCCATCCGCTTTCTCACCGCCGTCTCGTGGTTGCCCGGCGTGATCAAAGCCATCTGCTCGCGGTACGGCTCCAGCCACTCGGCACACTGCGTGACGATGTCGTCGTAGTAGTTGCCTCTCTGAAACTCGGGCCTAACGTCCCACTTGCCGTTGGATCGCGGATCGTACTTCCCGCCCATCGCGTCAAAGTGGTCGCCGATACTCAGCACGGCGGCGTTAATCTCCTTCGCCTTGCGGAGATCGGAGGCGAGCTTGTCGCGGTTGCACTTCATCGAGTCCCAGTGCCAATCGCTCGACAGCAGAACCCACAGCCGCGTCGAGAAGTCGATGCGAGTCACGCCGCCGTCGAGGCTCGTGACGTTCCACGGATCGCTGGCGTTCTTGCGTCGGAACGTGCCTGCTGACCTAACCATCCTTCGCCTCCCTGTAGCCAAGACTCCACAAGACTTTGCTGATGTCCTTCCCGGCCTGCTCGGTGTGTTCCTCGCTGGCGGTCGGGTACAGAGCGTGCAGGAGTTCGTGGACGATGATGGTCATGCGGTGCTTGCCTCTCAGCCCGTCGTGGATGAGGATGCGAGGCCGCTTTGACTTCTGCGAGAACGTGTAGCCATACGCGCCGCCCTCCAGTTTCGTGAACCGAAACAGCCAGCGTTCGTCGCCGTTGAGGATGAAGTTGTGGTCGTCAGGCATCCTCGGCCCCCCAGCGTGGCGGATCGTCAGGGCATCGCTGGTCGGCCCACGACAACTTGCTCAGCCATTTCCGCTCTCGGGCCACCGGGCATCCGCACAGGCCGCACGCCTTGCCGTCGAAGTGCGGGCACGCCGTGCAGATTGCGTGGCGTCTCTGCACTTCGGCCTCGCTCGCCATAGGGGCTCCGGCGGCAACGTGCTGGGCGGCGGCGGCTGCGAAGTTGGCGGCTTTGCGCAGCAGGGTGACGCCCGGTTTAGGCCGGGGGTACGCCGCGTGCGTCTCGTCTACTGTGATCGTGTCGCCGTCCTCGCTGACGATGCACGCACGCACCTCATCAAGCGTGTAACCTCGCTCTAAATAACGTCGCACGAAAAAGTGGCGTGGTCCCGTAATCATGGAAAAATAAATGGCTCACACGTTTGTTCGCAGAACTCCTTAGAGCAGTACGCAGGCCCTTGTGGCGCGCTCTGCGCGTCTAGCGTGCAGTCGCCGTCAAAACCGCAGTACCAAAACTCCAACTGCTTACAAACGCCGTCGCAGCAGACCTCACGCTCGCCAGAAGCGATCTCGGTTCCGGCAACCCCCTGCCAGCATCCATGCCCTGCTTCCCAGTAATAGTCAGGCGGACAGCAGCCTTCGAGGCCGCCAGCAGGGTAGAGGGTGTGCGTAGGATCGACGCAACCGCAGTCTAGGAATGACTGGCACTTGCAACACGGGCAAACCATCACGGCACTCTCAATCGCAGAAAAGATGACGGCGTGGTGGCGAGAACCATGATAGCCGTTTTCGTGCTCGTCACGATTGTGACCGTTTGCGTAGTATGCGTGATAGCCTTGACCAAATCCTCGCTCGCAGTTGTTTTTGTAACTCCTATCTGGATTGCACAAGACGCAGTATCAAGCGCAGCCGTAACGCTAACGTCCGTTAGGTAAGTGATCGTTATTCCAGAAGTCGTCACGCCAGTTACAACAATCTGGCTTGCAGTGCTTGAGCAGTACGTGCTGGCCGTGGTCTGCGTCACGAACACCGCAGTGCGTGCCTCCAGCTTTGGCACGACGAGCCACCAGTTTGTCCCCTCTTTTCCGACGATGCAGTCCTCATTGCTGTACGCCGTGAGCGTGATCGGCCAAGAAAAGTTGAAGGCGTTGACGGTGGCCGTCGGCGCGTACTTGAACGTCACGATCTTGCTGCTGCCAGTAGGCCACGCACCTGAGAACGTCGCCGCCCGAACCTGCTTCGGGTGACGATCATCGAACCGCTTGGCGAACGTCAGCGGCGATGCCGCCGGGGGCGTCAGCTCGGCCTGACGCACCACGCCCGCAATCCGCTCTGCGGATTCGCGTGTGAACTGCACGGCGTCGAATGGGCCTCTTTTGCGTGCCATTACAGCGAGCCAATCGGCCACGTTCCTGTCGTCGGCGGAACGCCGAGCAGCGAGGTAAAGTCCATCGCAGGGTTGACTCGCCGATAGAGGATAGCGGGCTGGCCGAGCGTCTGTTGGCCGCTGCCGTTGAGGCCGACCGGATTCGCCGAGGCGACCCACTCTGAGTTTTTCTCGTCGAACACCATCGCGCGCTGCTTGACGCCGCCGTTGAGAAAGTTCCACCCAACGTCGGGAATCTGGAGAACCCACGTGCTGGCACGGAACTGGAGTTGAATCTGCGTGGCCCAGTATTGGTACGTCGTGTTGGCGAAGAACTCCTGCGTGTAGTCGGTCGTGACGCCAGCACATTTCAGCGTGTACCGGGCGCAGGTCATGTACGTCTCGCTATTGAGGAAGTTCTGCATCCCGAAGTACGCCTGCGGGAACGGCCAGAAGTTCTTCGTGATCGTGATCTGCACGAGTGCCTCATCCGTGACTAGCCCCTCCAGATAGTCATAGGCCGAGTTGGTCAGAGGCCGAACGTCGTTGTTCCCGCTGAACGCACCCGGCGACGAGTCGTGGTAGTAGTAGAGCGCGGGAACTTGACCGGGCTGCGTCTCAAACCTCCAATCGGCACGCCTGCTTGTCGGTGCCAGAACCAGTTCCGATGAGATAAACGAATACTCGGCGACCGCCTCCGCGTGGTAAGGAGAGTCTCCTGCACGCTCGATTACGCTCACCTTCCTTAGCCCAAGGTGCGTCCACGTTGGGTGAGCGGCCCCCCACGTGCCAAGGTTGAGATGAGAGATAACCTCCGTCTCGGTAAGCGGGTTGTTCTGTAGCGTGTCGTTGGACAGCACCAGATTCCATCGACGCACGGCGACCTCGGGGATCCCGAGCTCGGCTTCGTACGTCCGGGCAAGTTCGTGGCTCGATGCAATGCCCATCAGTTTCGATCCCCGAATGACGAGTAGCCCACAATGGCAACCGGCTGGTTGAAGTAGTTGCTGGCCGCCTGGCCGATGCCCGTGGCGATCCGCTCGAGCAGCTTGGTCTGCAGCCGCTCCTGAATGAGCCGGGGATCCTGAGCGTTGGCCGTCAGGTTCAGCACGAGGGCGGCACCCTCCGCGGTGCGGATGTCGCTGCCCGTGATGGTCTGCGAGCCCAGCGTGTTGAGCTTGGTGAGCCGCTCTTCCTGCCGTTTGGCTTCGGCCTCGGCGGCCTTTTGCTGCTCCTCAAAAATCTTCTGCTGCTGCTGGGCGAACTGTTGCTGGGCCTGTTGCTGGGCCTTGACGTTCTCCTCCGCCCGCTTCTGAAACTCCTCTCGCTGTTTGGCCGCACCGCTCGCGATGTCCCGCTCCAGTGCCGCCGCTTGGTCGAGTTGTGCCAGCCGGGCCGCACCGGCCTTGACCGCCTCGGAGTCGTCGGCCTTGCGGGCTGCGGCGACCTCCTCCTGCACCCGTGCGATCTCCTGCTCGATGGCGACCAACTGCTTCTTCGCCTCGGCCCGCTGCGAGTCGCCGCCCACCGACTGCAAGAGCAGGGCTTGATCGACCGCCTCGTTGACTTTGAGCCGCTCGTCCGCGACCGCCTTGAGTTGGGCCAGTTCCTTCTCGTAGAGCCGCTGCTGCCGCTCGACCTCCCGCTGGTACGTCTCCTGACCGATCCGCCCCTGCGATGCAAGGCGAGCGGCGTTGTTGAGCCCCTCGGACAGCCGCAAAGCAGCTTGCTGCCCTGCGGCTCCGAACTCCTCCGACTTCGCCACGAGGTCGTCAAACTTCTCGCGGGTCTTGTCGAACGCCTCGGCGTAGCCCTGCTCAAAACCTTGGGCGACGGCCCGCTGCTTCTCGGCGAGTTCACCTTGCAGCCGCTGGAGGTCTTGAAGTTGCTGCCGCTGCTCGGGCGTGAAGAACCCTTGCGCCGCAGCCTCAGAACGCAGGCGGGCGACATCTCGCTCGACCGCAGCCCGGTCACGCTGCACTGCCCGCGTCTTGTCCAACTCGTCGAGCAAAGCCTCCGACCGCTTGCGATCTTCGTCGGCCTGCTTCTGCCGCTCGGCGTTCGCCTGCTTGATCTTGTCGATCTGCTTGTCGTACTCGCGGTTCGCGGCGGCGACCCCTTGCTCCAGTTGTTTCTCGTCGATGAACCCGGCGAGGAACTGACGCCGCAAGGCTTCGGCACGCTGGGCAAACTGCCCCAGCGAACGGTCGCCAGCAGCCCCGAAGCCCTCGGCCTTGATCGCCGCCTTGTCGATCTGGTCGGCGACTCGCTCGACCGCCTTCTCGGCGTCCTCCTTGACCTTGATCTCCAGTTGCGTCCGATCCTCGATGGCCTTGATCTCGGCGTCGAACTCCTGCCCCGCGATCCGCACCGCTCGCCGGAACTGCTCCGCGTCGATGAGACCCGACGACAGCCGCTTCTTGAGCGACTCGATGGAAGCCTCGTAGGCCGACGCCGCCTCGCGGCCAGCCGTACCAAACTTCCGCGAGTCGTCGATGGCATTGTTCACTTCCTCGCGGAGCCGCTGAAAGGTTTTCTCGCGTTCTTCGCGGGCTTTCTGCTCCTCCTTGGAAAGCTCCCGCGTCTGCTCCGTGACGCTGGCGGTCGCCGACGCCGCCGAGTTCGCGCTCGTGTCAATGCCGAGAAACGCCTCCGCGATGGTCAGCAGATCGTCAACGAATCCGCCGATGCCAGACACGAGGTTGCCTACGACTTCGGCGATGCCGCCGAACACGGCCGACGCGACATCGCCAAGCGTCTGGAGCAGCGGGCTTTGCGAAATCAAGTCCCCGAGGCGTGACGCAAGGTCGCCGACGAGGTCGGTCGCACGAGAGAACGCCGTGGTGATGATCGTCACGACGCGGCTCAGTGTTTCTCCAAGGACGCCGATGTTGTCGGCGACCATGCCGATAGGCGTGAACGACATCGCCCATTCGGTCGCAACGACAGCAGAGTCGCTCAAGGCTCGGAACACGCCAAGCACGCCATCGAGCAGCGGCTCAAGGGCGACGGACACGGCCTGCGCCGCGACGGCAAACGGCTCAAACACGGCCCCGATCACTCGCCCGACGTTCCCGAGTCGAATCCCGATGGCCTCGACCACGCGGCCGAGTTGCGTGAGGATCGGTTCCAGCACGCGACCGATGGGGTCGATGATCGCCGTCAGGCCAGCCGTGACCTCGGCGAAGGCACGGTTCACGCCTTCGCCGAGCCCGACGAACGGCAGCAGCAGCGACTGCCCGAGCCCCTGCGTGGCGACACTGAGGGAGTCCACGCTGGCACCGAAGTCATCGACGCGGCGTCGGTCAATCTCGGTGAGCGCGCGCCCGAACCGCTCCATATCGTCGGACGCGCTGCCAAGGTTCCTGAAGAACGGCAGCAAGTCGGCACCGGCCTTGCCGAACAGGCCGATGGCGGCGGCGGTTCGCTCGGCGGGGTTCTGGATCGCCTGCAACCTCTCACCGATGAGGCGGTACTGCTCCTCTGGATTGAGCGACTGCAACTGCTCGGCCGTGACGCCGATCTTCGCGAGCGAAGCCTGCGCCGACTTGCTCTCCTCGTCCACGCCGGTGACGCTTTTCTGGAGTCGTCCGAACGCGGCACTGACCGCGTCGATGCTGGTGCCGGATCGGTTCGCTGCGTTCTCCAGCGTCTGAATGAACTCAAACGACACGCCGAGCTTGTCGGCGGTGTTGCCAAGTTTCTCGACGCGCTCGTCTAGCGCGAGCAGCCCCTGCGCGACCGCAGCGGCGGCGGTGCCGAACGCGGCCACGCCGACGAGTGCCAAGTTCGTGGTCGTGAGCAGGCCCGTGAACTGCGTGCTGACTGATGCCAGCCCTTTGTTCAGCCCACCCGCGAACACGCGGCCGAGCCCCTCACCCGCACTCGACAGACCGGACAGCCTGCCAGCCACGTTGCCAATCGGCCCCGGCAGTGCAGACAGCACGCCGCTGAGTTCGTTGAACTTGAGTTTCCCCGCGTCGCCGCCCTTCTTCGCTTCCTCCGCGAACTTGTCGGCAGCCAGTGTCGCCTTCGCGTAGTCCTTGGAGACTCGCTGTAACGCCGTGGAATACTCGGCCTCGGTGAGCAGCCCAGCCTTGCGAAGCGCGTTGAGTTCCCGCGTTGAGACTCCGTAGTCTCGCTGTGCCTTCTGCTCCTTGGTGAGATTTGCCTCTACGATAGCGGCTGCTCTCGTTGCCGCATCAGTGCGTTCCTTCTCCGCAGCCGCTTGCTGCTTCGCCGCCTCCGCAGCCGCCCCGGTAGCTTGTGCCTTCTGTCGGCTGTACGTCTCCTCGCTGATCGCTCCGAGGTCGAGCAGTTCCTTGAGCCGCTCCAACTGGGCCGCCCGCTTCTCCTCCTCGGTGCGGCTCTGCTCGGTGAGCCTTGCCCCCTCGCGAAACGACTCGGCGGTCGCGTTCGCGGCGTCGGAGATGTTCTTGAACTCGGCTGCGAACTGCTCGCCGTCGATCTTGCCCGTGCGGAGTGCGGACTGCAAGAAAGCGAGGTCGGTGGCGAACTGCTGCTGTGCCCTCGCGGCTCCCTCGGTCGCACCGCCGAAGGTCTTGAAAACCTCCGTGACCTTCGCCGCCTCGGTGTCGAGTTGCTTGAGGGCACGCTCGACGGGCGTGAGCTTCTGCTGGACGCCCGTGGCGTCCGCAGAAATCCGCATCGCGAGTCCGAGTACGGTTGCCATCAGTCGAGTCCAAGTTGCTTGCGGAGGTCGAGGATGACTTCGCGTGCCTGCGTCTGGTGCTGCGGGGGCGTTTCTACGGGGTTGAAATCATTGGCTCGCGGTGCCTTCCCTCGCTCGCAGTACGGGGCCATGATCGCCGAGGTCAGCAGCCCGGTTTCCGCCCACGAGTCGGGAATCGCCTGGAAGTACCTCGTGTATGCCAGCCATTCGGCAAACTCCTGCGTCGTCATCCGACGCGAGAGTTCGCCGACCGTCATGCCGAGATGCCCCGCCAAGCGAAACAGAAACCGTCTCGCAGGGCGGATGTTCAGTTTTTTGCCAACTCCTCCACATCGGCTTCGGACATCGCGTTGTGCTTCATCGCCTTGTCGAACAGCGTCGAGACGACGCGGGCCGACTTGCCAGCGAGCTTCTCGACCTGCTCGTCGGTGAACAGCCGCTCGCCCGTCTCGGGGTGGCAGAGGCAGCGGGCGAGGAACTTCGTGCGGAAGTTGTCGATGCCCGTCTCCCGCTTGCCGATCCACTCGCGCTCGTAGGCGTCTCGCTCGCCAACCGTCATGACGCGGATGCCGAGCGTCATCGGCTTGCCGTCGCTGCCAGGCCATTCGCCGACCGACACCTTGAGGATGCCGAGGTCGTCAGCCGCCATGATCTGCGCCGCGAGTTCTGCTGCCGTCAGTGCCATCTGCTACTCCATCACGATTTTGAAAGTGCCGACGTACCGCGTGACATCGTTCACGGTTCCGGTCGCACGCAGCGTCTGACAGATGGCCTTGGTGGTCATCGTCAGCCCGCCGCCAGTGATGGCGAGCGTGGCCTTGCGGCCGTACTGGCTCACCGTCAACTGGGCCGTGGACAGGGACGTTATCTCTATAGTCCCTGCGTCAAGCGTCCACGTACTGGCGCGGGCCTGCGGCAGTTCGCCGCCGCGCGTGTGGTCAATCTTCGTGACCTCGGCGAACGACACGCCGTTCCACGTGGCCGAAACGCCCTCGCAGTAGGTCGGCATGACGGGCCTCCGTCACGACGACTAGACGCGGGCGATTCGGACGGTGGCCTGACCACGGATCGCGTCGTTGGTCGCCAGCGTCAGCGTGCTGGAGTTCACGGTGTACGCCACGCCGTTGAGGAGCGTGGTGCCGCCCGTGATGATGGTGCAGGTGCCGGTCGAGGCGTCGGCGATGATCGACTTGCCGAGGTAATCGAACTGCACCTGACGCCCGGTGTCGGTCGCCGAGCCTTGAAGCGGCCGGTCGATGGTGCGGATCGACGCGCCGGTGGTCAGCCCGAGGTGCGAAACGTCGATCTTTTCCTGATCGGCCGTGGGGTCGGTGAAGGTGACGACGATGTTCGTGACGGTGTAGAGCGTCGCGCCGAGGCGGAGGCTCGTGCCGGCACCATCATGAGGAGTGTCGGACATCTGATTCGGCTCCTGTTATTCGGACCACATCACGGAGAACGTCATCGTCACGCTGTAGACGAACGGCAGGTCGCCGCCCGTCAACTGGATGAACCCGTCGGACTCGTTGTCGAGGCTGACGTTCTTCACTACAGCCGAGTCTGCCGGTGTCCCCCCATAGCCATCCAGAGCGAGGCGGATGCGGTCAGCCAAGTCCCTTACTGCCTCGTAGGTCTCGGCGTATGCCTCGATGGTCAGCGTGACGGTCGGCATCCCCATCGGGCCGGACAGCGTGTGCTGCCGCTGCACGCCTGACCGCCGCCACGTGACGAACGGCAACGCCGCCGCCGCCGGGGCGATGACCGGGTAGACACGCTGCCCCACGAGGGAGGCGACGGCGGGGTCGGACACGAGAACCGTGGCGAGCCCCTGCTCTGGACTCTTGAGCGGCATACTGCACTATGCCGTACCGCCCGGCACCCCTTGCAGCGTCAGAGCGTGTCGGTGCCGCTGACCGTCCCCGCGTCCCGGTACCGCAGAGCGGCCCACGCCTGCTCGATGGTGATCTTGAGTTCCCGCTCCATGATCGCCGCGATCTCGCCCCGCGTGTCCTCAAACGCCGACCGCAGCGGCGGGCGGCCTTGGCTCCCGCCGGGCGTCACGCCCGCGAGGACGATGGGCGTTTTCGACTTGCGAAAAAACGCCCTCGGATAGCCGGGGTCGGTCTCGACGCGGCCATCTCGGCCGATGCTTTTCTTGATCGTGAACGGGCCGAGCTTGTTGAACGACGAGGCGATGTACGTCTCGGTCTGCTCCTCGACCATGTGCAGGACGCCCTTGCCCTGCACCGTCTCCTGCTGGCCTTTCCGCACGCGGACGAATGGCTTCGTGGGGCTCTTGCGGGCGTAGACCCGCCGCTTCGGCTTGAAGTTCGTGCGATCCTGCGTGCCTCGCTCCAGCCAATACTGGTGAAACGCCCGATCATTCCCGGCCCGCACCGAGCCGCCCGCCGCGCTCGCGGCGGCTCCCCGGCCCGCCCGGCGGTACCCAACGAGGCCGATCGCCACGCCGTCCTGCTTGTACGTCACGACCTTGCTCGACGCCGCCCGCTTGAGGTTGCCCGTGGGGCCGACCGGGGAAATCTCGCGGAGCCGCCGAACCATCGGCTGGATGGCCTTACGGATGACCGGGGCCAGCACCTGCGCGGCTTGCTTGTTGGGCAAGAAGTTCCTGATCCGATCCCGCAGCCCGCGGAGTTCGTCCGTGTTGATGTCGATGCTGATTCCGCCGACGGCCATCAGAGAATCTCTTGGCAAATGAGTTCGTGGATGCTGCGGTTCTCGTGTTCCAGAATCGAGATGATCTCCAGCGTGCGGCCACGCCACGACAGCCGCATCTGCGCGGACAAGCCGGTCAGGTACCGCATCTTCACCTTGTGGGAAATCTCGACCTGCTGCTGCCCGGCTTGCAGGTACTCGCGAGCCGAGACGCCCTGCACGCTCGCCCACACCGTCGCGAACGTGGTGTCGTAGACCATGACGACCTCGTCCATGCGGCTCCGCGACTCGCGGCCTTGCAGCACCGTGACCCGCTCGCGGAGTTGCCCGGCGTCCATCAGTCCGTCCCCCACATGATGATCATGTAGGTGCCGGTTCCAGCCCCGGCCGTCAGCATCGGCACGGGCTCGCTGTCGGCCATCTGCGTTACGGCGATCTCGCCGTTCGACGAGATGAGCTTCCACGCGTCGTCGCCGCCGTCGTTGAGGGTACGCCGCGACGATCCCGACCACGCGAACGCCAGCCGCAGCGGAGAGTTCAGAGACACCAGTGATCCCGATGCGTTGCGGTAGTTGCCGAAGTTGATCGACACGCCAGCCGTCCCCGCCGACCCCGTGACAAAGACAACCTCGCCCGCCGTGTACGGCGTGGCGGAACGAAGCGACAGCACCTTCATCCGAGCCGTTCCGGTACGGTCGTGAAACAGGCAGTCCACGTTGATGCGGCCGTCGATGCTCATGAGCCAAGCACGATGATGGTGTAGCCCGACACGCCGCTGCGAGACGCAATCGTCGGCAGGTACTCAGTGCCAGCGTCGAGGTTGAACAGGTTCAGGACGGCGATGTCGCCCTCAAACAAAGTCGTCTCCAGTTGGTTTGCAAGTTCGGCGTCCCAGCGATAGAACGACAGTTCACCAGACTCTGCTTTAACGACGGCCCGGGTGATCGCAACGAACGACACAAGGTTGCCGTCAGGGTCGCGGTACGATGTCGGCTGCAACGCAAGCGGCGTCGGGCTTTCGCCAACGGTGCCAGCGAGGATCGCCACCTTGCCCGCCGTGTACTCGTCTGACTGAGCCAGCGACAGGACGTTGATGCCTGCGTTGGTCTTGTCGTGAAACAAGGCGTCCACGTTGATCCGGCCTTCGATGCTCACGTGTATGACCCCCACGAAACGGTGTCGAGCAGCCGCATCGCCGCCTCGGGCATCGCCGCGTTGCCACGCTTCTCGTAGAGTTCGTGGACGCACATCAGCATCGCGTTCTTGACCCGCTGCGGCACGCTGGCCGGGTCGCCGTAGCCCGCCCACCACGTGACCGTGACCGAGTTCTTGTCGATGAGATGGCTCGGCCACGAGCCAGCGTAGGTGTTGCGGATGACGCCCGGCGTCGAGTTCCGATCCACCCGGTACTCCGACGCCGAGAGCGTGGCGGTGCCGCCAGCCTCGCCCGTCACGAACGTGACGCTCACGGCGGTCGCCGTGCCGACAGCGGCCATCGGGGGACGCGGGAGTTCGATCTCGTTGGGGAACGTGTCGAGCGTCATCGTCAGCCGCTGCGTGACGAGCGAGCGGTCGATGTAGTCCTCGACCCACTCACGCGATGCCGTGATGTAGCCTTGGATCAGCGAGTCGTCGGCGGTGTGATCGACGCGGCAGTGGGCCTTCGCCTCGGCGAGCGTGATCGGCTCGGTCGCCGGGGCGTCGATCCTGCGGAGGCTGCGGTAGCGTCTCACTGGCGTCGTCTCCGTGGCGTGACATCGGCCCGCTCGACCACCGGCTCGACGCTCGCCGTCTCGATCAGTCGCTGCTGCGTGTCCCGAACTTCGGTCGCGTAGGCCCACGCGATCAACGACTGTGCCTGCTGCTCAGGCAACTCGACGATCTCGCCGGGCTTGTAGGAGCCGTGGGCCTTCGCCATCCGTATCTTCATCGCTCACCCTACCTTCCATGCAGATTCGGGCGGCTTCCTCGTCTCCTGCCACTCGTTGCAGTATTGGAACACCGGCTTGCCGAGGTCTTGGCTGGGCCACGTGATGACGTACTCGCCGTGGCCGATGGGCACCCGTGGCGTGACGTAGAGCCGGTTGCCGCTGGCCTTGAACTGCCTCCAGAACGCGATGTCGGAATCGGTTCTGCCGTCGCCCCAACTGCCGGCCGGGTCGGGCTGCTCGTGAAACCACGGCTTCTTCATGCGCCGCAGAGCGGCGGTCGAGATGATCGTGCAGCCGAAGTGGGCGGTGTCCACCTGCTGCACGGGATGGCTAAACCACTCGCCCGGCACTCGCGTCACGCCGTCCTCGGGCGGGTTGTCGAGCGTGTCGAGCAGCGTGAGCATCGGCCTGCCGTCCTCCCGCTTGGTCTGGAGCGGGGCGAGAGCATCGCACTGGAACGTCATCGCGAGGGCGAACAGATGCTCGATGTTCTCCTTCGACACGAACGAATCCATGTCGAGCGTGATGATGTACTCCGTGGTCGGCTCAAACTTCTCCATCATCCGCGTCAGGACTTGGCTCCAGAACGCACCCTGCCCGAGCGTCGGGCGGATGTGCAGCGGCATCATCGCCTCGATGAACCCGAAGACGTTGATGAGCGGGCCGAATCGCGGGCCTGACAGCACGGCCTCGCAGCGGATGTCCACCGAAGAATCGCCGACCTTGACCAGCATGGGTTTGCTTTCCAGAAAAAGAGAAACGGCGGGGGAGGCCAACGCCTTCCCCGCCGTTCATCGTGCTGGCCTTGTCAAGCGATCAGCCGACGGCCTGCGTGTTGACGCCCTTGTCGGTGGCACTCATCGGCCCGGCCTCGCCCTTGCCGAGACGGCAGGTCGTGACGACGCCGCAGGTCGAGGCGGGGGTGGCGTAGACCGTCAGGTACCGCCGCTTGCCACGGAGGTCGATGTCGAAGCGGTGGGCATAGCCCACGCCCGCCGTCGCCGTGACACCGGCCGCGACCGTGAAGTCGGTGCCAGCGACGAACCCGCTGATGTCCGCCTGCCCGCTGCCGCTCGCGTCGCTCTGCGCGACCCGCAGCACCCGAGCCGCCGTGGTCGGCCCGGTGGCCGAAGTAAACGGCGAGAACAGAACGTCGATGGACGCGAAGCTGAAGCCGAGGGTGTCGATCTCCAGCGAGTGGGTCGCGGTCAGGGCCACCGACGTTTCGGCCTTGCTGACGCTCTTGGAAGCAGCGACGAAGTTCATGGGAACAGGTTCTCCTAGTGAGAGAGGTCAGGATCAGCCGAACTTGAGGGCCACAACAGGACCGGCCTTGGTCGTGCTGCCGATGTCGTTCACGATCATCGCGTTCCGCGTGGTCGCGAAGGTGAGCGTCTGGTCGAACTCGATGTACCGCTCGCTGGCGGTCTTGATCGAGATGGCCCGCCGCTCGCCGAAGATCGCGGCCTGCGACAGATCGCCGAACATGGCCGCCACCGCGCCGGTCGTGCCGGTGAGGCGGGACTCCATCGGCTGCACCAGCGTGACAGGGTAGCCGAGGAACGTCTCGCCGAAACCGGCGGCGACGTTGTCGGTGCTGTTCCCGCCCGCGTTGGACGAGCCACCGGGCAGCATGGCGAGCCGCAGCATCGCGGCACCCCAGCCAGCCGGGGAGATGTACCACCGGGCGTTCCGGTTGCGGGCGTACAGCGGGAGCCGGGCGAGAAGGTCGGTGAAGTTCTTCATCGTCAGGTCGCCGAAGGTCGTGTTGCTCGTGGCAGTCACGACGCTCGCCGAATAGGCCGACTGAAGAATCTTCGTGCAGATGCCGGTCGTGCCGTGGTAGGCCAGCGTGCCGTCACCGATGAAGCCCGCGTTGTCGAACGCCTCGCTGAACGCCTGCGCCGTCTCGACGGCCATGGCATCGGCGAGGTCGATCACCGAGTCCTCCAGCAGCGAGTTCGGGGTGCGGTTCGCCACGCCCCAAATCTTCGCGTTGAGTTCGACGTTGTCGAACGTGACATCGCTCTGCGTGACCTCGACGTTCTCGCCGACCGGGCGGGCCGTGAGGCCGCCGGTGCGACGGGCGTAGACGAGCGTGTCGGAGTTCATGTTGACCCGCTTGGCCTGCTGCGGGAACACGCCAAACTCCTCGACCAGCCGGATGATCTCCGTGCTGAGTTCGGGGCTGGTGAGGACACCGCCGAGAGTGTTGATGCCACCGGCCTGAGCCCGGCTCTCGACACCGTGATCGTTGCACCACCGACGGGCCTCGGCATCGCCGAACACGTAGCCCTTGATGTGCATCCCGGCCCGGTAGGCCCGCTCGGACGCATCGGGGCCGCTGAACGCCTTGAGGGGGCCGTGCGACTTCGGCACGGCGTAGTGACGCTTCTCCACGGTCGTCTCCTTCGTCTCGGTGGCCTCGATCACCTTGGCGGGAGCCGAACGCTCCAGCACGGCACGCAGTTCGACTTCCTTCGCCTGCACCCGCTGCAAGAACTCGATCCGCTCGCGGAGCTTGTCGGCCCGCTGCTCCAGCGACCGCAGCGAGGCTTCCTGCTCCTCGGACATCGGGGCGTCGTCGCCCTCGGGGGCACCTTCGGTCATCGTCTCCATCTCGGCGACGACAGCGGCGAGTTCGTCGAGCAGTGCCTTGATCTTGTCCACGGCGGAATCTCCTAGTGCGATTCGTGGCGACGCGGACGCATCGCCTAAGATCGAAACTAGGGGTCGCCACCCGCACCCATGCAGAGGCGAGGTCGCGGAGAGTAAAAGACTCAGGCGACCTTCACTCGCCGAATCTCAGTCGCAGGCAGCACGTGCTTGTCGGTCGCGCCGCAGCAACGGCATCGCAGATACCGAATCTGGTACTCGCCCTGCTGCTGACTCGACGCGACGAGCAGCCTGCCGTCGCGGCACTTCGGGCACGGGTCGCCCGTCTTAGCGGCCATGCTTTTTGAGGTACTCGCGGAGTTCGGACGCCTTCGCCGTCGCGGCGTAGGACTTGACGGTACGCGACCGCACGAAGGCGTCGTAGGATCGCTTCGCCACCTTGGCATCGGCGTCGGGGTACGC